TTGCTGGCTATCAAGTGCCAGCTTGGCTTGATCATATTGCGCCTTCTGCGCGTCAGCCTGCGCACGACGCTGTGTTTCAGCTTGCTGCGCCTGCACTTGTGCCATGGCAATTGCTGCCGGGTCCATGCCTCCCTGACCCTGCATAGACTGCAACACTTGCATAGCTTGCTGAATAATTGCCGGGATAGCTTGCAATTCTTGCATAGACGACTGTTCAACGTGAGAATCAGCCGCTGCCAGCATACGATCAAACTCACGATCGACTTCCGGATTTTCAGGATCCATAAGATTGGAAATATCCATGCCAGCGGCTTGAGAAGCCACTTCAACCGTCTTGTTTACATACCAAAGTGCCAAATGGTCTTTGACATGATTGAGCATGGCGGGGATGACAATCGGTGCCATGATGGGATTTGCACCCAAAATCGGGTTTGTGATGTAGCTGAGATGCACTTGAAGGTGAGCCAGATGGTCTTGATCAGGAAATGCCACCAAAGGTGATCCCATTGAGGCTGCAACATTCTCATTTACTGCATTTAAGCGGTGAGGCTTAGGTTGCGGCAGCAAAAGTCCCTTTGCATTGGGGATTTTTGTCCGTTCAAGGATCAATTCTTCTACTTTACGCAGATCGTAAAGCTGCGGCATGGCGGTTGCGCGCTGCTCAATGAGCTGAAGCTGCGCAAAACGCTGCATTTCGGAGAAAATATTGGGGTCCGAGACGGGAATTACGTCCATCGGGCCTTCAAAATCGTTCCGATAGACAATCAACTCGCCCAATTCGTCGATTACAACCTCTTCATCAAGATAAGTTGCGTTCAAACGGTGCAAAACCATGAGTGTTTTGCCCATGGCGTCATGCAAACGAGCATGAATAGCGTTAAAAACCGTCATTCCTTGCTCAATGAGAGCCAAAGTTGTGCCGACAGGAAGGCGATCAGGGTTATCTGACAGGTCTTCAAAAGTCGTACGCACCACTCCCTTGGCTGCATCAACCAAGAAACCCATCAATTGAAACAAAGTCTGCGATGGTCCGGGGAACGGAAGAGGCATAAAGGTCTTCCGAATATCGCCATCATTCGGAGTACCTTCAATTTCAATGACTTGTGTAGGCTGAATGTTGAGGCTTTGACCGCCACGCGATCCGCCTTTGAGCTTCAAACCTGTCTGGCTGTTCTGGATGTGCGCCGCGTCCATCAAAGCGCGGAGTGAACCAGTAATGCCAGCGGATAACCCGCCGATCATGTGAATCATGCCGATGGGATAAGCCCCTCTCCACGGGACAAATGGAAACTCAATGATCCAATCAAGCGCAATCCGGCGCGGATCTTCTTCATCCCAGTTGCGATAGATAGCCAAAATCTCTTTGGATACCGCGTCAACCGTTACGATATATGGCGCAACCTCACCCTTTGTTTCTTTATCTTTTGATATTTCACAATCGACATAAATCTCAAAGATTTCACGCAAGCCGTCATCATCATAATAATCGGTTGCTGTCCGGCCTTCGATTTTGTCATTTGCCTCGGCGGCTTTGGTTTGCTCCGGCATCGATGTGGGGATGAGCGTGATGTCACGATACAAGCCAGAGGCAACGCGGCGATCAAACTCAAGCTGTGTAACAAGCTGGCGATGCGTCTTGCGTTCAGCTGTGTAGAAAGATGTAGCTGCATAGGGCAGATACATATCGTCGATCGTCACAAGAAACGGACGGGGACGCTTCAAACGCTTGTCCCATGTGAGCTTGAGATACTGCGCACCGCCAAGTGGCACTTGCGTCAGAAGCTGCTCAAGCTCGTTACGAAACTCCGGCATCTGATGCGTCAGCTGCCAGTTCATGTACATAGATTTGCGTTTGGCTTTCTCAGCCTTTTCAACCGTTGGTTTGCCAATGATCTGGTCTTTTACAGGACCGGAATCAGCTCCAGAGCGAGGGAAGATTTCTTTGATGACACGCGCAGCAAAATCAACTGACACTTCAGTCAAGATTGGATGAACGACACGCGATGCACCTTGGAATTGTGCGCCGCCGGGGGCATCATTGCCTAATCCCGTCCGCTTAAGTCCTTCCTCATATTGCTTATCGCGCTGCTTACGCGACTCTTTATCTCGTGCCACAGCATCAAGAAGGTCCGTAGCAAGCTCGTTAAGAGAAGCATTATCAAGTTCTTCAGCAAAATTAGCATAGAATTCAGGTTCTTCATCAACTTCAGAACCCATTGTAATAATGACGCCGCCATCTTCGGTTTCCTCCATATCGGATTCTTCCGGCTCAAGCTCAATGCTCATGCCTTCGTTTTCCTGATCTTCGTCTTCCATCGGGTCGGCCATGGGTTATTTCCGTTTCTGACTGAGCGGTCCTACTGGTCCACCTTCGGCTGCGGTATATTCATACAATGCGCTTTCCGGACCATAACCATATTGGGCATAGTTTGTAAGCGGCACATATTTTCTCTTAAATGATGCCAAGGCCTGCGGCAATGCTGGCGATACTGGTGTTGTAACAGCGGGTGCAGCTGCGGCTTGAACAGGTGCAGGCGCTTGCGCCATTCCACCACCGCCTCCAGTTGGAGGAGTATATACCGGAGTCGGAACAACATCACCGCTTGGTGTTATTGAATAACCATTTTTCAGGTCATAATTTCCGCCACCAAACAAATTGCCAAGGGCTTTGAATGGACCTGAAATCATTTCATTCAATACTTGGTCCAAACCTTTGGTGAAGTAATCAACTTTCTGCTGGCCGTCATAATTAACAATGCGTGATTGCAATTGTGATGGGTCAACATTTAATGCAGCTGCAACATCAGCTTTGCTACCGCCAGCAAATTCACCTTTTTTCTCAAGCTCTGCAATGCGTTTTGCATTTGCATTGTTGATGTCAGACATGATTTTGCTGAGTATGCCTTGGTCTGCTGGTTGAGTAGCTTGAGTCGTCGTAGTTGTTGTAGCCGTAGGCGCTGCTGCCTTTTTAGCTGCAACCGCTGCAACGGGAGCTGCTTGTGCTGCAACTTGATTTGTTGCGGTTTTTACAGGAGCTTTTGTCGTCACGGGAGCAGTTGTTGTGTCGGAATCCGTCGTTGTTGCAGGAGCCGTTGTGGTTGTTTGTGCAGTTTTTGTTGCTGGAGCAACTACAGATGCCTTCGCAGAAGAAGCATTAAGTGGCGACTTTGCTGGCTGAGATTGAGCTTCTTCTGTTACAGTTTTTTGAGTAATTGGATCAAAAGAAGATGGTGGTGTATAGCTATATACATCATTTCTTCTTTGAATATTTGCTTTAGTTGCAGCATCAACCATTGCGCCTTGTTCATCAGGAGCGGCAGATTTGGTAACTGATTCTACAACAGCCTCAAATGGACTTCTTGTGCCTTGAACAACTGCATTATTGTATGCAGAAAAAGGACTTTTTGATGCAGCTGATATTTCCGCTGATGTCGGTCCTGAAACACCGCGACCAGAACCAATTAAGTTTTCAGTTTGATCAGGCTGGCTAACGGGTTGGTTCATATTACGGATTGCATCGAGCTTTGCATTTACGCGATCAATGTCTGTAAAGAATTGATCCCGTGGAGGAGCAGCGGCTGCAATTTCTGCTGCTGTCGGTCCAGCAACACCTCTACCTGATCCAACAAGATTGGATGTATCCATGCCACGGATGGCATTAAGTTTGTCGTTAACGCGTTGCAAATCAGAAAAAAATGTATCAGGTTTTGCTGCTTCTGCTGCTTTTGCTGCTTGAATACGAGCTTGTTCAGCTGCATCACGCAGGCTTGGCATAGACATTTGCTGACCTGTCCATACGCCAACGGGGACTATACCGCTTTGGTCTTTATTGAATGTTGTTGTTTGCGCAGCTGGCTGAGTAAACTGAGCTGGCAATCCGGATGATTTAGCCAAAAGGCCAAGTCCGGTTGGGAATCCTGTGCGGGCAAAAGGTGCATTGGCTTCTGCTTCAGCCAATGTTTCTTTTACATTTGCTTCATCCAATGCCTGCTCAAAAGCACTGCGAGTTGGAACGGGATTAAATTGATACCGGCTTTGATACTCAGGTCCGGTTACATCAAATGTGCCTGCTTGGGCTGGTGTGATGCCAATAAGGTTTTGTGCAACATTTGAAATTGTATCAAGAAAAGACGGGCTTGTTGCAGCGCGATCGCCGCCTCGATCGCTTCCTCCGCGATCGCCACCACCTGAAATACCTTCGCTGGTTGCGCCGTAACCACCACCGCCACCGACTGATCGATCGCCACCAGATCCAAATCCGGGCGTGTCACCCGCACGGGCAGCAAAGCCTGCTTCTGATCCACCTGATCTTCCACTATAAGCACCCGTATCACCACGCAGTCCACCGGGGTTGTCACCACCACGGACATCACCGCCATAGGCATAGGCTTTGCGGTGAGCAATCATCTTGTTCATGTCCAAGCCACGCTTGGAAAATTCCTGCGCCAAGCGTGATTGCAAACTACCAACTGATCCACCTTCTGCCATGGCCATGGGGGATGGTGCAGTGAATTGGCGCGACATACCTGAAAAGCCGCCGGGGGTAGCAAGCATATTCCCCAACTGGGATTGCGTATTGTAAACCGTCGTATCCCCTGCCCAGCTGACTGCACCGCCATCTGCAAAATTCAACGGGGGCTGAAGCTCGGAAGGCGCCATGGCGGCGTCTCCTCCAACATCATTAAAACCTTTGGGATTATACGGCATAGGGGTTCACCAATTCCCGTGGAGGAGTGTTGTCATATTCAGGCTCTTCTGTGACGGACAGACTAACATTATCCGCCATCCAGCGCAAAGCCTGTGTGGTCGAGTCAACATAGTCATCGTGCCGGATCGATCCTTCCCCTTGGAACGAGCAAAGCTGGCTCATCCATTCTTCCGTCCAAGTGGCGGGTGCGCCTTCCATCTTCTTTGACTCAACCACATAGATCAAGCCTCCCGCAAAAAGGTGGCTGACCGCGTGGAGTCGTTGGAGCTTAGAAGCCCTTCCGGGATTATAAGCAATTGGAAAAATTCCCTCGCGGTAGAGCATTTGGCGAAGGGATATACCGGAACCTTTGTCTTCG